CACCATTGCGTTTATCATCGTTCATAAATACTTGATTAGCCATATCACTTGGAATAGGTGCGTCAAGTGCTTCACTTGGAGAAACATTCCAATTACCTTCCAATAATTGTTCTGCCATTCTACCACCTGATACCGCTACAGAACCGACATATCCAGTATTGTTGCCTAATGAAGCCTTGTTCTCTGACATCCTACCAAGATAAAATGTGAAAGATTTAACCATATCTTCGTAGGTAGCAGTACCATTCGTTCCATTGATTTTCTTTAACTTTCTATCTATATCAATTTTACATTGCTTATAAACAGATTCCTTACTATCGCCCCATACTACATCTTTAACTGTCTCTCCGTTTATGTAAAAGTATCTAACGACACCCTCTCGCTCTTCTAATATAAAACCATCAACACCGATATACCAATCCAAGAATGTGCGTAGCCAATGGTTTCTATCGGGGTTGGTAGTCATACGAACTTTACCAGTCCACTTTGCAGTTCCACGATTACGAGTATAAATAGCGGTAAAGCACTCCCAAGAAAATCCAGTCCCCTCATCAAAATATATATAGTCATATTGCCTACCCTTAAATCGTTGCATCACTTTTTCGTAAGATTGGTCTGCAACGTGAGTTACATCACACTTTGCACCACTCTCTTTAAAAGTAACACGAGGGTCGCCACTTTCTACAACATCTACGCTACTTCCGTAAATATCCCTAAATGTATCGAGAATACCACCAGCCGCTTTAGCATCACCCAAGTTGTTACGCAAAAATAAGCCCTTGAAGTTACTATCTTTGGATGGCTCAGCGACAGAAAGGACCGCAGCAAATGTCTTACCGCAATTACAAGTTACTACATAATTATCAGTAAGATACAAATGCTCTTCCCCACTAACATTGATACATCGCATCTCTTTGGGGGGTAAAATCCTATAAGATTGAATTGCTAACCCTAATTTATGGCTTCTTTGTGAATCATCCTTACATCTATCCTTTTTACGAGGTAAATAAAAAAGTTCCCTATCATCGTAAATATGTGGGTATAGTGTATAACTCTTTAGACAATACGAAATCTTATCACCCCAATCCCTAATATATGGCTCTTTTTCATATATATTACAAATACCACCCAAAGAATATATTATTTCTTGAACATCTTTTGCTAATTGTTCACTAATTGTAACATAAGATACTCTTGGCGATTTGCTCTTTTCAGTAAAAGTGCAACAACCATCTGCATCAAATAAACCTTTAAGCAACTCTAATCTATCTTCTATGGGAGCATATTTATATGCCTTTGGTATAAATTTATTTGGCGCAGTATGTCCCCAAATGCCAAGTTTTATGAGTTGGTGCTTTATTTCTTTATTACAAATAGTATATGTGATTTCATTTGCAGCATAATCTTTATGTATTGCATCATACCCAAGTGAAATAAATCTATCTACGACCTCTTTATCTTTTGTGAATATATCTGGTTTGGAAGCATTTTTAGACATACTCCCATCACCAATGATATAACCTAATATATATGGATGTATTGTTCTCTCCTCTTTGTAAACATCGCTATAACAAGTAGGTAGTGTTAAAGGCAATTTTAGTAAGTTGCGCTTACCATATTTACGTCCTTTACTTAATTCTATTTCCTTGTTATAATAATCAATTATTTGTTGTGCAGTTATTTCTTTAATCTTATTATGTCTATCTCTTACTCGCCAATTATGGCTTAAAGCAGAATAAACAACTCGCCCATCACTAAGGGTAAATTCAACGCAAGGTTGCAAACCCTTATCTATAACAAGATTTACTACTTGTGTACCACCTTTTGTATCGCAAATTATATCGCCCACTTTAATATCGCCCATACGAATAAAGCCGTTAGGTGTAGCAATTAAACCATCCAATGGTTGTGGGTTAAGAACACCACCACCAACCACAAAGTCTACATTACTCCTTACGAACTTCTCTTGGAATCCCGCTTGCGGGCTAATTATTTTCTTTTCTTTACTCATACTACAAACAAAAATAAAGCAATTTACATATATAATTATGTACGACTATAACTAACCTATTCATAGTGAATAAGTTAAATTATATTACATAGTATGATTAAGAAAAACACTTTTATTTTTGTTAGCAAAATTTTAAAAAGTTAAATATATGAAGTTTACTAATGAAGATGCTTACAAAAAACTTGTAGCAAAATTGACGGCAAATGGAGAAAAACTCAATTTGTCGCAAAGAAGTATCAATGAGCAAATAGAAGCCCTATTGCCTTTGGTAGCGAATGATGAAATGGAATTGGAGGACTTTGTAGATAAGGTCTTACCTTTGGTAAAGACCGCAAATTCAAATGTTCGCAATGATGTTTCACAAGGGATTAAGGATTATATAAATGAACATCCTAAAGACACTCAACCTAATCCAACTCAAACTCCACAAACTACCACAACTACATCAAATAGTCAAGACGACCTCATTAAAAGGCTTGAAGCACTTGAAAACTTGAATAAGCAACAAGAGAAAGAGTTGAAGGTAAGGGGTATTAAATCACAATTGACAAATAAGTTGAAAGAACTTGGCGTTAAAAGTGATAAATGGTTAGAATCCCTAATCGCTAATATTAATATTGATGAAGATTTCAATGTAGAGGAAAAAGCGCAAGGTTATCTTGAACTTTACAATACGATGCAATCGGAAATTGATGTTAATGTTACACCTGTTCAAGCAGGAAATGGTAAACACGATTATATTAGTGATTCAATCAAGGATGCAGCATCTATTGCTAAATCCCAATCAATGATTGGATAGTTTTATTGATTATGAACTTAATTTATAGAGAAAGACAATGATTAACGATTATCAAATTGGTGCTTTCAGAGGAAGAAAGTTAATCCAAAGAAGAGGTGAAGTTGGTGGTGCAAGGTCTGTATTCGTTAAGTTGCAAGGTATTAAGAATGAGTTGGTATATCCATCTATCGGTGGTCAAATCAAAAACCCATTCAAAGGTGCGGCTAAAATGTTTGCAGGTGACCTTTGCGAGTATCGTACCAACGATAAAGGTGTTAAACCTGAGATTTACATTTTGAAAACTTACTTGGTTGAGAGCGTAAGCGGTTCAACTGTAAATATTGTAAGAGATGGTTACAAACATATCCCATTTGTGGGTGATGTTCTTGGCGTTGCACCAGAGGAAATTGGTGGTGAGATGACCGCAGTAACCGTAACCGCAGTTGCTAAAACAAAAGTAGGCGAGGTTGATGTATGGGCATTAACCGTTAGTGGCACGTTGGATGCTTCAAAAGGTGATGTTCTTGTAGAGGCTAAAGATGGTAATATGGTAGTTAAGGCTATCAATGGTGTAGTTGATGCTGATTGCGATATGCTTGATGCTCCTGCTACTGGCGATGAAGATTTTGATGGTGCAAGATATTTCTATACCCCTGCACTTGGTGGTATTATGTACACCCACAAAATGTCGCCACTACCTGCGTGTGTGAAAAAACTTAATCAATCACCTATTAATGGTTGGTTTCAAATTCAATCTGTGTAATAAAAGCGAGGAGGAATAAAATATGAAATTTGCTAATAGTACATACAATAAGATTTGGTCAAGCACTGAGGGTAGGCAAATTGTTACACAAATTTTGCAAAACCCCGACCTAATTCGCGCAAACCATACTTTTTGGGCGCAAAAATTTAGAATAGACCCACAAATTACTCCTACTAACCAAGAGGGAGAAGCAGTGTTTATTTCTAAAATGAGAGAAATGCAAAGTGGCGTAATGATGGATATGCGTGCGCCTCTTGGTGATTCAATCCCAGAGGATAGAAGAGGTGTATCATACTACTCAGGTTCTATTCCTGAGTTCATCTCAAAAGGTACCGTAGAGAAAGCAACCGAAAGGGATTACAAGGAAAAATTGTTTGAGCAATTTGGCGATGCTTCGCTTATTGCTGCCTATGCTACTGATGTTCTACAATCTAAGATTGATGGTGCAAACCAAACACTTTCTTATATGAGTGCGCAGTTGCTTTCAACAGGTAAGATTATCTACAATCAAGGTGTAGGTATTCAAGGTAATGTGCTGAAAGCCGAAATTCCTGAAGAGAACTTTAAAACGGCTGGTGAAGTAGTTTGGTCAGACCCATCTGCAAGACTACTTGACCAAATGGTTAAGATTGAAAACGACATTAAAGAAGAAAAAGGTCTTGAATTGTCTTTCCAATGGGAGGTTACAAGACAAATGTTCAATGAGTATTTCTTGAAAAATGAGCAAGTAATTGAGTGGGTTAGATACCAAAATGTTATCAACAACACACCACTACCTGATCGTCTTGTTCTTGACGAGGATATGACAATGCCAGCACTTGCTAAATTCTCGGGTCTTTCTCCTATCGTTATCATAGAGGAAAAACAAAAAGATGTTGAGAATGGTGTTGTTCACGGATGGGCTGATGGCGTTGCAGTTCTTCGTCCCGTAGGTTACGCAGGTCTTGTTCGTAGAACTACCGTAAAAGATGTTGAATTGTTTACTAAATATGGTAATAGTGTGAACTCTTACTCATTCGCACCTGCGTTGAATGGTCTTGCAACCGTAGCCAATAGTGTTATCGTTAATGGTAACTTTAAAGAGTGGCATACCCACGTGATTATGGCTGCTGTTCCATCATTGGATGAGTTCTTGTATCACTATATTATTGATACTACTACTGCTGATTCTTAATAGTTAATAGGAAATGGGTACAATAAATATCATAGATTATCTTTCGGGACTAA